TGAATATTTTTTATTATATTTGCAGTGAATAATAATTTTATTGACAAATCCAATAGTAAAAAGCAATATGGCAAATCCAATATGTATATCGCCTTTGAAGTTTTATGATGACTTCCATAAGCAGAACCGCTATCGCAGTTTTGCTTATGGCCACGTTGCTCCTCTTATTACAAATCCAAATGCAGTTACTCCGTTCTGTATTAACCTTGGAACTACTTATGCAGGTCACAGCCATGATATTGTATCTGTGCAGCTTTATGATGCTAACACTAATAAGCTTATCGGAGATTATATGCAGAAGTTTAAAGATGCTGGTATGCGTGTAGAAGAAATTAATGGCTGCGTGATTATTTGGTTTTTAGGTATATTTCCATTATCTGGAGTAATTGACTATGAAGGCCAATATTATTTAGCTATTAAAGAAGTGTTACATGGGTATGTATATTCAGAGGTGTTTTGCTATACAAACAATGCTGATGATTGCATTAAAATTGAATACTGGAATCCAGAAGGTAATTTATATGTAGGAGGCAAATATCCTGTATTTCCATCAGAAAAAGCATTTCACTATATTCTATTGCTTAAATCTGAATTGGGTAAACCGGAATATTCATTTGAAGAAGAGGCTACAAAGAGATTAGGCTATTCATTTATTGAGAGCCAAGTTTCTAAGAAAACATATAAGTTTAATACAGTTATTCCTGAATATCTCTGTGACGCGATGAGGATAATTCGTCTATGTAGTCAAAAGAAGATAACTTGTAAAGGTGAAACTTATGATGCTATAACTTTTAATATGGAAGTTGATTGGCAGGAACAAGGAGATTTAGCTTCAGTAACATGCGAATTTGATGTAGATAATATAATTACTAATCTGGGTGGTTTTAAGCATGAAGCTGTAGGAGGTGATTTCAACAGTGATTATAATAACGACTATGATATTGAATGAAATGTTGCAACATAGAGAGTTAAAAACTTAATTGTTTAATTTAAAATTTGTAGATTATGGCTGATACAATCGAAAAGATTTATTGCACCGATGGTCGCGATAATGATTTAGCAGCGATTTTGGCCGCTACTAAGAACAATGACCCAGCAACCATGATGGCCGCTATGGGAGGTGGTATGAACAACTGGATGAACAATCCTTTTGTTTACCTAGTTTGGATGATGTTTGCTAATCGTATGTGGGGAGGCGAGCAGAATTGTAATCCTGCTATTCAGGCTCAGATTGATTCTCTTCGCAATCAGATTGCAGATAATCAGAACAGTAACTTGCTTATGGACGCAGTTCATGGTAATACAGCAGCTATCACTCAGCTCGCTGGTAACTTAAATTGTGACTTTAATGCACTCAATGGAGCAATTTGTGACGTTCGCGGAGGCATAGACCGACTTAGTGGCCAGGTAGGCTTCTCTGCAGAGCGCGTAATTAACTCAGTATCTCAGGGCAATTTGCAGATGATTCAGGCTCTTAAGGATTGCTGCTGCCAGACTCAGCAGAGTATCATTAAGATGGGTTACGAAAACCAGCTTGGCCAGAAGGACATCGTAAATGCTCTGCAGCAAGGTTTCGCTTATACCAATACTGGCATAGAGCGAGGCTTCTCTAACGTTGGTTTCCAGATGTCTCAGATGGCATGTGACCTGAAGACTAACGAGAATGCTAATACTCAGCGTATCATCGATACAATGAATTGTCATTGGAACCAGGAACTTCAGATGAAGTACAATGATTCTCGTCGCGAATTGAGCCAGAGAGACCAGACACAGGCTATTGTAGCTGGTATTACTGCAGCTGTATCTCAGATTATTGCTGCAAGTAAGACACCTACTACAACTCCTTAATATTTAACTTTGGCAGCTAGGCATTTATGTGTCTAGCTGCCAATCTTTGTCCCATCTAAAATGTAAAGCTATGCAGTTTAAAGATATTAAACAAGGTCAACCAGTTTTTATCCTTGATAAGTCTGAAATGACCATTAATCAAGGAAAGGTTATAAATAATGTATACCACGTAGATAGTAACAACGGCTATGGTAGTGTATTTACACAACAGAGCAATACTATTTGCAGAGATGTTACTATTGAAATCAGTGGCAAATCTAGTGTATATGTTATTCCTGAATTGTTAGAAACTACTAAGGCAGGAAATATTGTTCTGTCTACTAGTTCAGAAGCTCTTATTAAAGAGGTTAATGCTATTTGCAATGATGCCAAAGAGAAACTCGCGAACAGAGATTACTACCAGATGGTAGTAGATAAAACTCCTGAATTGCTTGTTACTCTTAATCCTGCTCTCAAGAAAGAACAAGAAACTGAGACAAGGCTTAAGGCTGTTGAAGGTTCTGTTCAAGAAGTGAAAGACTTAGTTAAAACATTAGTTGAAAAACTATCATGAAAAAGATTAAATATATAGTTGTGCATTCATCAGATAATGAAGAGCACAAAATCGAAATTAAAGATAAGTTTTCAAGAACTGCTAATGCGATTATGAATGCACCAGGCTATCTTGAATATATCAAAAAGCATGGTTACCATTTTACTGACAAACTTGCAGATTATGCGAGCAAGAAAATGGTTAACACATCTGGTAGTGCTCATTCTTGGACTACAGAACAGTTAAGAAGCGTGCTTGGTCCATTTACTCCAACTCATAATGAGACCAGTGGAGATATAGCATATACTGCTAATATGGCTTATGCTGATTTCTATCCAGCAGTTCTCGATACTGTGGACAAGTGCGTAACTTATGCTAAGTTAGTAGCCTCAGACCCTGACGGCTATGAAGGCATGGAATTTATGAGATGGACCAGCGATGCTATTGGTAAATCATTAACATTAAACTGGGAGGACTTTATCTAATGGCAAGAACATTTGAATTTGAACAGATTAGGCTTATTATTATTTCAGCTTTTAGCTCTCTGTTGGCTATACTAACACCAACAGAGGGCTTTGTGGTAGCTCTTATTATCGGCTTTGGCTTTAACATCTTCTGTGGAATGAGAGCTGATGGCATATCTATAACTAGATGCAAAAATTTCTCATGGAATAAAGCGCAGAAAGCTATATTCGAATTGGCGTTATATTTCACAATCGTATATGTTATTTATAGTATCGTGTATGCTTGCGGAGATAAAAAAGAAGCAATATTTGCTGCAAAGATTTTAACGTATATTTTTGATTATGCTTATGTTTGTAACGGTTTTAAAAACCTTATCATAGCATATCCAAAGAATGTTATTTTCAGAGTGATTTATCACTTAATAAGATTTGAAATTATGAAAGCTTTGCCAGGTTACTGGAAGCCTATTATAGATAGATTAAATAACGAGTTTGATAAACAAGACAATAAATCATTTGGAAACATGAAACGAGAAAATGATTCTGAATAAATATGTTAATTTAGATTATTAGTAATAAAGTTATGGACAAAATTCTCATGTTGTTGCTCAATTTATGGAGCAAAGGCTATACACTTAATAGCCAAACTATATGGGATAGTATTAAATTAATGAAATTATGGCTTACGAAAATTTAAAAGCTGCTATTAAGCAGGCTATAAAGCAAAATGGCAACCAAGAGATTACTGGTAATTTACTCCAAAGTGCTCTCCTCAATATAGTAAACACTCTAGGAGCTGATTATAAGTTCCTAGGTTTTGCTATGCCTTCTACTGTTCCACCTACTAGCGAGGAAGGTAGATTATTCTACTTTGCATCAAAAGCAGGCGAGTATATTAATTTTCCTACTACCAGCGAAAATACTCACGTTGTTACAGAAAATGGATTGTACTTGCTTACAAAAGAAGCTAATAGCAATTATTGGAAAGAAGATATTCTGATTGAAATTGCTCAAGAGTTTGGTGAAGCTGACAATAAAGTTATATCTCAGAAGGCGGTGAGTGACAAATTCAGTAACTTATCTGAGGAGGTTAACTCCAAAATCGGAAAGCAGATTTTTGTCTTACAAGAAAAAAGCACTACACCTTCAAATCCAATTAATTTGAAATGGAACATACAGGCTAAGGATTCTGACACTTTGTATTGTTCATTTAATAGTAAAGCTGAATTTCCGAATGGTGGATTGAATGTTCTTGTTAAATTTGAAGACGATAAGTACGTAATTGCATTTGTGCTAAGACAGTACAATAAAGAATATTCATACTATAATAATTCAGGTAAGGCAATAAAGGAGATTTCTATCAATGACTCAACAGTATATGAGGAAGCACAAACTTTCTCTGGAGTTCTCAATGTTATAACCGAAGGAAGTATATCTGATGATATTGCAGGACTTTCATCACGTATTAATGCCAACAAAGAGGCTATAAATACTAATAAACAGAATATTGCTGCAAACAGTACTAAGATTGCTGGCGTTGAGGACAGCATCGGAAAGCAGAATGGAATCCTTTTGAATAAAAGAAGTTTTACTGCAAAAACAAATATACTTGACAGTAAGAACTTTAAGGTCGGAACTGTTGTTGACTATATCTTTGTGATGAAAAAAGCTTCTTTAGGTTTCATAAAGGTTTTTGATAAAGAAGGTAATGACTACAATATAATAGCAAGCGAAACAGCTAAGCTGACTAAGGACAAAATATTTAGTGGCTCTATTTTGATAGAAGCCAAGTATAGCCATATCGAATTAAAGATATACGGAGACTCTTATTTTGAAGCATCAGCTTTAGATACATCGAAGGCTTTAGTAAAAAATATAGAGCAAGATATGGTTGTCGCAGACTTAGAGCATTTGCCAATTTCTGACTTAAATGATAGCAATACTCCAGTGTCTCCTGAGAACAATTATCAAAATGCTAATTGGAGTTGGCAGGCAGCTTATCTTGATACCATAAACAATAACTTAAAATATTCAAGTTATGAATATCAGACAAGGCTTATCCCAGTTAAAGAATTTGTATCATACAAATATAAAGGATATTTTTCTAGCACTGCTGGAATTGGTTTTTATGGACATAACAAGAAATTGGTGTTTGCAAAATCAGCTTATGAAATTCAAGGAGTAAAAGTCCCTACGGATAACACAATAGTAAAAGAATGTATATTTACCATACCTAAAGGTATAGGTTACATCACTTTTAACTGGAACAAATTCAGTGGTGATTCAAATTATCCAGTTCTTACAGAATTGGCTGGTCTATATAAGATAGACTCCTGTCAGTTCCCTATAACTGGTACTGTAATCAAAAACTTACCTGCTTTATGTAATTCTCTTGCAGTTAAGGAGGGTAATAAATATTTTGGAATACAGCAATCTTTGAGTAAAAACATCAACAACTATGATGGTGAGTTGAATTTACTGAAATTCAGTGATTCTTTTAATAATTCATACAGAATTTTTATCAGCCATTCTGTTGCTAAGGCATCTTTGCTCCCACAGAAAGAAAATACAGCAAATGAACCAACAATTAAAATGGTAGAATTTCCTATGTCTGTATTTACGCAGTATCTAAAGGTAGAGGCAAATGGCAAAGAACTTGCATCGTTGGTTCTTGATGGAACCAAATATAAGACATTTGTAAGAACGTGTCCTGCTTTTACGATTAGATATATTCCAAAAGAAGCAGAAAACTTGTCTGAAAACAATATTAGGTTTTATACCACTAAGGATAGTAACAATGTTGTATCTGCATTCATCATTAAGGATGGTGAAAACATTATCTTAAAATACAATGTAGATGCAACTAAAGAATTGGTTTCAGTATACAAAGGTTTCAAGGAAGCTGTAGAAAAAATACAAGGTTACACATTTACTGTAGAATTTTTCGATATTGATGCCAGCTCTGTCACAAATCTTGTTGCCGTTAAAGACGAAGGATTGCCATTTGTAACAGAGTATTCTTCTGATTGCTTGTCTTCTGGAACATTGCAGTATGATAACTATCCTGTTTTTGTTGAGGTACTGAGAGATGAGATTTTTGATATAGAACTTGTTGAAAACAACAACCGTCTTTATATATATTATGATGGTTGTTATTTTACTAAGTTATACAATGATTTCACTAAGCTGGAATACAATTTTGGTGGTACGAATAATATCAAAATAAATTATGACCCATACCACAATACCGCAAATGGGCATAATCCGCTTCTTAGAGGATTGACTGGTCACGAAATGACTACAGAGCCAGCCTATCCACAAGGGGAAGCAAGTGGTGGTACACCTGTTGGATATGCTTCATACGTATGTCACAAAATGAAACAAATGGGATGGAGTATTGTTTCGACAAATGATGTTGCAAAATACATGAAGGATAAGAACTATCCAATGCCACAGAAATGCTTCTTTATAGAGAATGATGATTTAGGCGGTCGACAGGGTATAAATAAGATATTTAGTGACGAAGAGCCTTATATTCATCAGATGGAGATATTGAAGATGAATGGTATCACAATGAACTTTGCCTTATATATGCACGGCGATTATGAATTGTTTTGCAAGATAAAGGATGGAACTGCAACTGCCGAAGAAAAATCAAAACTGACCAGGATTTTTACAGAAACAGAACTTAGACGGCTGAAATCACTAATGAACTCATATAATTGGGGTGTAGCGATTCATACATTTGTTGGTCCAGAGAAATATGTTACAGCCGCAAGTTTTGATAACATTGTAAAATCAATCAGAAATTCTATTTGGTGGTATGAAAGAATGTTTGACAGAACTCCTTTGACCTATGTAACAGATTTAACTGGAAATAGTTCTCCATATTTTAGGAGAGTTCTGCAAATGTATGGTCTATTATGTGTAGGGCAGGACGGTCTCCTTAATTATTCTGATGGTAGAGCACAAACTTTCTATAACAGAGATGGTTTCTATTTCAGAACTGAGTTTGGGGATTATGACTACAATAATGGTCCTAACTTTAGTAAATAGGAACTCTAAGTCACTGAGTTTAGAAACTTAAAAAATAGATATATGAAGAAAAATAATAAACAATTACATGAAGCACTGGCAGTGCTTCTTACCAAACTTTCATAAGCAAGGGACAATCCCTTGCTGATAGATAACTACGCAGTGAAAGCAAATTTAGTATTGTAATTTTTAAAATAATATTAAATTATGAGACAGATAAATTATATTATTATTCACTGCTCAGCCACTAAGGCTGGGCGTGATTTTCATGCCAAAGATATAGACAAATGGCATAGAGAGCGCGGTTTCGATGAAATTGGTTACAACGCTGTAGTTGATTTGGATGGTACAGTAGAGCCTGGTCGCTCAGAGGCAAAACCAGGCGCTCATTGTAAAGGACACAATTCAGATTCTATTGGTATCTGCTATATTGGTGGACTTGACGAAGATGGAAAACCAGCAGATACAAGAACTGAGTTGCAGAAAGCAGCACTAGCTGGACTTGTTGCTGGCTATAAACAAAGATTTCCAAATGCTAAAGTTGTAGGTCATCGCGATATGCCTAATGTGCATAAAGCCTGTCCTTGCTTTAATGCAAAGGAGGAGTACAAAAATATATAAAATTATCCCAGGTACTCCCTATTTTTAACAGAAGTTATCCACTATATTTAGGTTATAAAGTTATCACCTTTATATAGTGGATTTCACTTTCTTCATTTATTTAATTATAACTAGAATTATGAAACGACTGAATTTTTATAATATACTTTCACAATTTTTATTCCTGATTCTCTTGGGAGCTTTTTTGTATATTTGGCACCAAGGAAAACAGCATAAAGCTTGTGAAATTGCGTACCAGAATAGTATATCAGTGAGTATGGATTCACTGCATAAATACAAAGTAGCAGACAGCCTAAACGCAATTCATATTTCAAATATAGAATTGTCTTTAAAGCAATATAAGCGGCTAAGAGCTGATGATGCTAAATTAATTAAACAGCTTAAAGCTGATAAGCTTACTGCTGTAGTAAATCCTGAAACTATTATTAAGTACAAAATAAAGACACAGCTAAAAGATTCTATAATATACAGAGATACAGTAAAGGTTATTAACTATCGTGATTCTTGGAATTCAGTATCAGGATATTTTACAAAAGATTCGGCAAATCTAAATATACAGTCTAAAGATGAGCTTTTAATTACAAAGTCTATAGAACGAAAGAGATTTTTAGGCATTAAACTTAGTCCTAAATGGTTTGGTTATCGCAATTTGCAACTCAATATAGTTAGCAAAAATCCAAAATGCACTATCAGTAATATAGAGTATATAGAGCTAAAGTAAAAATATTTAACAGAGTAACAATTCGTGAACTATACGTGAACGCTATAGGGTAACACATAACCTATTGAAAATCAATCACTTATATAAAAAGTTACCCAAGTTACCCTATAATCTATATAGTCTAAATGAACTTTTTAAAAATATATACTATAGCCGTAGTATATGTTTTTTAAAAATATCCCTATAAGTTATAGAAAAAGTCCGTGCTCCGGACACTTTTTATATAAGTACTTGATTTTCAATAGGTTATATGGTTCCGTAAATAATTTTTATCTGGTGAACGTCACTTATCAGATAAATTTATAAGATTTATGTAATATAGAATTGTGTTACGCGTGCGTGCGTATATGCGCATACATTATATAAGATTTATAAGTTCAAGTGTTAACAGTAGTTAAAAAATTTTTTGTTAACTTCTTTTAACATAAAAAATTTTTTTATATGAAGAATTTTTGTTACTTTTGCAAATGAAAATAATAAAGAACATAACTTCATATTTTACATGGAAAAATTTAACATAAATAAAATTATGAGCCAATATGGCTTACAAGAGCAAGAGGTTGCAAATCTCTTATGGCCGATGGTCAAATATCCTGAGCTTGGTTTTAAGCGAGTACTAAGAGGTGAAACTTATCTTGATTCTGCTCAGATATGTGCCTTGGCAAATTATTTGCAAGTACCAGTTTCAGAACTCTTTACCGTTGAAGATACTGATTGGCATGCTATTTCTAAAGATAAGCGAACAATCTTTATGAAAGGTGACTACAAGGTTATAGTTGGAAGAGATTTATTCTCAGTATCGATTTGGCACAAGAATGATAATTTCTACAATTCTACTGCAACTGTAGGTTTTATGGAAGTTAGCAGATTTCTTAAACAAATTGATGATATTATCAGAGACCACGAACAAGAATTGTTAAACAAATAAATTTTTAGATTATGGACAATATTAAGATTTCAGTAGATGTTAATGTACATCTCTCAGAGAAGACAGAGAATTTTATTTCTAATTTGGTAAGTAAGTTTATTTCAGCTCCGACAGTCCCAGCTCCTGTTATTTTAGGAGCAGCTCCAGCAGCTCCAGCAGCTCCAGCAGCTCCAGCAGCTCCAGCAGCTCCAACTCTTACAATCGATGATGTACGCAAGGTTGTTGCTTCTAAGGCCGCTGCTCATCGTGACGAGGTTAAGGCTAAGCTCACAGAGCTTGGTGCTAAGAATGTTACTACTCTTGACCCTGGTAAATACCAGGAGTTGGTTGATTACCTTAATACTCTTGCATAATGATTAAAGCTATTTTATATGGGCTTTTAGCAGGTTCAATTGTTATCGGTCCTTTTGTATATTTAATATATTCAGCATATTCAACAATCAAGAGCAGAAAAAAAAAATATAAATATGGGTAGGTCACAGAAAAAGCGTCTATTGGCAGCCTCAGAACGCTTTAGACGAAATTACTTTTATTATTTCGGCATATCAAGAACTAATGCAGACGGAGTAACATTTACTGTTATGCATATTGAGCCACGTATTCCTAATCACAAAAGAACATGGAAGTAAATAACGGACAAGACCATCACGAGAGAAGCCATGCGCTTCTTTCGCCTTCAGGAGCTCATAGATGGTTGAACTGTACACCATCTGCTCGTTTGGAGGAAAAAATGCCACCAAAGCCAACTTCTGTTTATGCTGAAGAAGGTACATTGGCCCATGAATTGGCAGAGTTATTTATCTGCCATGATACTTTAGGTACATTATCTGACGACGAATTCTCAGATAAGTATGAAGTCATAATGAGCAATAAGCTCTTCAACGAGGAGATGCTCGATATGGTTCCAATTTATACTGACTATTGTACAGAAGAATATAAAGCTGCTAAGGCTTCAAATCCATCTGCGGAAATGTTTATCGAGTCTAAACTTGATATTTCAGAGTATGTACCAGAAAGTTTTGGTTCTGCAGACTGTACTATAGTCAATGATTCAGTTATGGAGGTAGTTGACCTTAAGTATGGTAAGGGAATTCCAGTATCGGCTGAGTGGAATGTACAGGAGATGCTTTATGCATTAGGTATGTTAGCTAAGTTTGATATGCTGTACGATATTGAAACTGTAAAGCTTACTATCGTTCAGCCTCGCTTGAATAACATATCATCTTGGAGTATATCAGTAAAAGACCTTATGGATTGGGCAACGAATGAGCTCAAGCCAAAAGCTAAAATGGCTTTTAACGGTGAAGGAGAACTCTCATCAGGTGTATGGTGTAGATTCTGTGCAGTCAAAAACAGATGTAAAGCACTCTATGATAAGCAGTTAGAATTGGCAAAGTATGATTTTGCTTCTCCTGAATTACTGACAGATGAGCAAATTGCAGATGTTCTTTCAAGAATTCCACAGCTTGTAGAATGGGCAGATTCTGTAAAGGCTTATGCATTAGACCTTGCAGTGAATGAGAATAAACACTGGCCAGGCTTTAAGGTTGTAGAAGGAGTATCTAGACGTAAATGGATTGACGATGAGGATAAAATCTGCAATGTTATTTATGAGAAGTTCCCAACTGCAACTGAAGATGACTTATTTGATATGAAGCTTAAGCCTATTACTTCTATTGAGAAGCAATTTGGCAAAAAGGCAGTTGCTGAAGCACTATCAGATGTTATCATAAAGCCAGCAGGTAAACCAACATTAGTATCTGAAGACGACAAGAGACCAGCTCTTGGAACTGAAGATGCGATTAACGATTTTAAATAATTATATTATAGCACAAAAATATCCAGGCTCTAAGCTAGGTTATAGATATACCAAATTCTACTACAGTAGAATTTGCATCGCTATTTTAAATTATAGTAAATTCCCTCATAAGAGAACAAATAAGTAGTATTAATTTTTAAAGCATATTATAGTATGGAAAATTCAACTAAAGTAGTAACTGGCAAAGTTCGTTTTTGTTTTTGCCACGTGTTTGAGCCTTCAGCAATGGAGGGCCAGCCAGAAGAGTCAGCTAAGTACTCAGTTTGTGTAATCATTCCTAAGAGCGATACTCAGACTATCGAGAAGATTAAGAAGGCTATTGAGGCAGCTAAGACTGTCGGCAAGTCTAAGCTTGCTGACAAGAATGGCAAGATTCCTGTAAATATTAAGTTGCCACTTCGTGATGGCGATGAAGAGCGCTCAGATGATGATGCATTTGCAGATTCTTACTTCCTCAACGCTACTTCTAATCGTAAGCCTACTATTGTAGACCGTAATCTCGACCCTATCATGGATAAGGATGAGTTTTACTCTGGCGTGTATGGCCGTATCTCTCTTAACATGTTTGCATTCAACACCTCTGGTAATAAAGGTATTGCTGCCGGTCTTCAGAACTTGCAGAAGCTCGAAGACGGTGAGATGCTTGCAGGTGGTTCTACTGCTAACGAGGACTTCGGCGGTGACAACGCTTGGGATGATGACTTGATGTAGTCTTCCACTTCTTATATTCTTATCAAACGGAAAGGTATATGGTATAGAACATAGGTCTTAGATACCTGGATGCTATGTCAGCAGAGGTTCGATTCCTCTGCTACCTTCTATTATTAATTTTAAAGTTGTAAGAATATGGTACAAGAAGTTATAGACAAAAATTCTGGGCAGGTCTTATTCCAAGGAACTGCCGAAGAGTGTAGAGATTATATTATTAAGTCGAATAACGAATTTGCTACTTTACGATGAAAGAATTTGATAGAGAATTATTTATCGATATTGAAACATACTCATCAGTTGATATTAAAGAGTGTGGAGCCTATAAGTATATAGCATCTCCAGACTTTGAAATATTGATTTGTGGCTATGCTTTTGGCGATGATGATGTAGTTATGGTAGACTTAGCATCAGGTGACAGGTGGCCAAGCGAATTCCTTGAAGCACTTAAAGACCCTAAATGCCTTAAGGTTGCTCATAATGCTGTATTCGAGCGTACAGCATTTAACAGAGTAGGACTTCAAACTGAAACAGATGAGTGGTATTGTACGCTAGTTAAATCTGCTTATTGTGGCTTACCACTATCATTGGATGCAGTATCTAAGCAGCTTAATCTTCAAGATAAAAAACTTGAGACTGGTAAAGCTCTTATTAAGTATTTCAGTTGTCCATGTAAACCTACTAAGATTAATGGTGGCCGTACTCGTAATATGCCTGAAGATGCTCCGGCTAAATGGGCGGAATACAAGCTCTATAATATTTATGATGTGCTTTCAGAAAGAGAGATATATCGTAAATTAGAGAAGTTTGAGATTCCAGAAATAGAGCGCCAGCTGTATGTTACAGACCAGAATATCAATGATAGAGGTATTATGATTGATAGAGAATTAGCAAGTTCTGCAATTTATTGTGACTTGGAATATTCTAAGTATCTTATGGAACAGGCTAAAAGCATAACTCATCTTGAAAATCCAAAATCGCCTCTTCAGATTAAAAAGTGGATAAAAGCAAGAACCGGTATTACTGTAGATTCACTTACAAAAGTAGAAATGCCTACAGTTCTTGAAAAAGTTAAAGACTATCCAGAAGTACTTGAAGCTCTTGATATTTATCAGAAGCTAAGCAAAACATCTGTAAAGAAGTATTACAAGATGATTTCTTGTGCTACACCAGATGACCGTGTGCGTGGCACCTTTCAGTTTTATGGAGCAAATAGAACAGGCCGTTGGGCTGGTAGACTTTTACAATTGCAAAACCTCAGTAAGAACCACTTTGATGACATTGATACGCCTCGTGAACTTATTCGTAAACGCGATTGGGAAGCTTGCGACATGATGTATGGCAATGTAGCTGATGTTTTATCACAATTGGTTCGTACAGCGCTTATAGCTCCAAAGGGATATACGTTCTCAGTAGCAGACTTTTCAGCAATTGAGGCACGAGTAGTTTCATGGCTTGCTAATGAAAAATGGAGAATGGACGTATTCCACGGCGATGGTAAGATTTATGAGGCTACTGGTTCTAAGATGTTTGGTGTACCAATTTCAGCTATCACCAAAGGTTCTGTTTTACGCGACAAAAGTAAAATATCTGAATTGGCATTAGGATATGGCGGTTCACTCGGTGCTCTTGAAAGAATGGGCGGCGAAAAGATGGGACTCACTGATTCAGAAATGATGGATATGGTTAAAAAATGGAGAGCTGCAAATCCTAAGATTGTTGCTCTCTGGAATGAACTTGAGAAATCTGCTCATGAAGCAGTTAAGTATCAAAGACCAGTTAGATGTACTTGTCGCAATATCATCTTCGATTGCGATGGAGAATATCTTACTGCAAGATTACCATCTGGTAGACAGTTGTTCTATGTTCATCCTCACTTCAAGAATAAGACTATTGGTCGTTCTACTCGCCCAGTTCAGGTTCTTATGTATGAAGGACAGATTCAGACTACAGGCCAGTGGGGTGAGATGGACACTTATGGTGGAAAGCTTTGCGAGAATATGGTGCAAGCTATAGCTCGAGATTTACTTGGATATTCTCTTATGCAAGTAGAGAAAGCTGGATTTAAAGTAGACTTCCACGTTCATGATGAGATGATAGCAGAAATCCCTAAGGATGGAAATGAGAAAGATAGATATGACCTTATGGTACGTATCATGTCAACTCCTCCAGACTGGGCCTCAGATTTACCTCTTCGTGCTGATGGATATATTACGGATTATTATAAAAAAGATTAGTATGACACCACAAGCGAAAGAATTAGTTTCTATATTAGAGCATGCTAAAGACTTAATGAATATTAGTCAAAAAGCATCTGTTAAATATATAAATGAGGCTATATATAAAATAATGAATGATTATGTAATTATATAAGTATGCTTAAATATAAATACGTAATTGATAGTGGAAACTTCTCAAGCATAGAAGCCTTTCAAGAATATTTGAATAGAATGGGAAAGAAAGGCTATGAGCTAATTCAGTGGCAATTAGTGAATGCTAGTTTCATAACATGTAATAGCATGATTCAGCCTTTTAGTAATACATTACCAATAATTATAACTTGGAAAATAGAGGACCATGATTCATGATGGCATAATAGATATAGCTACAGGCTTAAGTGCTTCTACAAAAAAGTGGAAGAACAAGAAAGTAAAGTGGAGCAAATTAATCGACAAACTTTCTAAGCCCGTAGTTACAAATGAAACCCACGCTCAATTCATGGCTGCTAACAAAGCCGACCAATCTAAAATCAAGGATGTGGGAGGCTTTGTTGGCGGCTATCTTGATAAGGGTATACGTAAGAAAGCATCTGTATCATACAGACAATTAATTTGTCTTGATATAGACTTTTCTTATGCTGATTTTTGGTGGGATTTTACGTTGCAATATGGCTGTGCAGCTGCTATATATTCAACGCATAAATCTACACAGAGTAAACCTCGTCACAGACTGCTTATACCTATTAATAGAGAGGTATCTGTTGACGAATATCAGGCTATATCCAGACGTATAGCCGGTAACTTAAACATAGAATTGTTCGACCAATCTACATTTGAGCCAGAAAGACTTATGTTTTGGCCGAGTGTATCATCTGATATAGAATATTATTTCGAATATCAAGATGGAGAATGGCTTGATGCTGATGCAGTTCTTGAAACGTACGATGACTGGAGGAATACATCTGAATGGCCATCTAGTAGTAAAATATCAGAAGGCTTATTATCTGATATTAAAAAGCAAGAAGACCCAGAAGAAAAGTCAGGCATAATTGGAACATTCTGTAGAACATACTCAATTCAAGATGCTATTAGTACATTTCTTAGCGATGTATATGAGGAAGCAGGCGAAGACCGATATACCTATAAATTAGGTTCTACAACTGGAGGTCTTATAGTTTATAATGATAAATTTGCTTTTTCGCACCATGGAACAGACCCAGCGAGTGGAAGACTGTGTAACGCATTTGATTTGGTCAGAATACATAAATTTGGACATCTTGACTCTGGACCTGATTCAAAGGTTTCTCAGCAAAAGATGGAAGAATTTGCTACAACTTGTGCAGAAGTTAAAAAGAAAATAGCTGAGGAGAATTTAGAGCATGCAAAATTAGATTTTGATGGCCTAGATGCTGCTAATGAGGAGAGGGCTGATGATGATTCTTATGACGATTCATGGCTTTCACAACTCAAAGCCAATAAGAAAGGTGAATATGACAGTGATTCTAACAATCTTAATCTCGTTTTGCAGAATGATAAATACCTTAGAGGTGCATTTAGACTGAATGAGTTTGACAGTAAAACATATATCATGAGGTCTATGCCTTGGCGTAAGGTAGATTCTCCAGAACCTGTAAAAAATGTAGACTACTCAGGCATTCGTAATTACATAGAATGCGTATATAACATGGTATCTGTATCGAAAATCGATGATGCTGTGATGCTTGCTGCCCAAAAGAAATCATTTCATCCAGTAAGAGACTATCTGAAATCTCTTTCATGGGATGGCGTAAACAGAATTGATACACTTCTTATTGATTATTTCGGAGCCGAAGATACTAAATATACAAGAGCTACTATTCGTAAAGCCCTGTGCGCTGCAGTAGCTAGGATATTTAACCCAGGTGTTAAATACGATATGGTTCTTGTGTTAGTTGGAGCTCAGGCTACATATAAATCTACATTTATACGTAAACTTGGCAAGGACTGGTTTAGCGATTCATTCAATACCTTTCAAGGTAAAGAAGCCTATGAGCAGTTACAAGGCGCATGGCTTATTGAAATGGCTGAATTATCAGGTTTAAAGAAAGCAGAAGTTGAAACCGTAAAGCAGTTTATAACTAAAACAGAAGATATGTTTAGACCTGCTTACGGTAGAACTGTAGAAACTTATAAACGTCAATGTGTGTTCTTTGGAACTACAAATGATATGGAGTTTTTACGCGATTCTACAGGTAATCGCCGATTCAATCCTATCGAAGTTCGTCCTAAGTTTGCAACGAAGATAGTTGCAAAAGACTTAACTGATGATATTATAGACCAAATTTGGGCTGAAGCCGTTCAGATGTATCAGAACGGCGAAAAACTATATTTCTCAGAAGAGGAGAATGAGCTTGCAAAGAAAAGTCAGCAAAGTCACTCTGTAACTGATGACAGAACTGGAATAATCGAAGAATATCTCAACATGAAGTTTCCTTCTAGCTGGAACAATAAAGATTTATTTGAACGTCAGCAGTGGTTAAATGACCCACTAGCTGAAAAGGGAACAGAGTACAAAGAGTTTGTTTGCTCTTATGAGATATGGTGTGAATGCTTAGGTGAAGAACGTAAGAATTTTAATTCTTACAGTACTCGCGAAATAAACAACATAATGAAGACCCTCCCAGGTTGGGAATATGTTGGTTCTAAGAGAAAATCATTTGGTAAGATTTATGGTAAGCAGAAGTACTATAAGCGCATAAAGCCAGTTCAAGAAGACCCTGTAGCAAAAGCTATGAGAGAACTTGAAGAGCTTTTAGGTGATAAGCCTACAGATGATGAAATCAAAGCAATGTTAGGAGATTTATATTAAGATTATGGATGAAAATACTAAAAAAGACCTAGCGAGAAAGCTAAAAGGCGCATTCAATATTGCTGAAACTCGAGCTAAACGAGTACAGGAAATAAGAAAAGCGAAAGCTGAAGCAGGTCCTGTAGAAGATGACCCAGATAAGCCAAACTATAAGAAGTACAAATTCAAAAATGACCTCAAAACGAAGACACATCGTATAATAAAAGGCATGAAATTGCACTTTAAAAATGGCGAATGGGCATCATATAAACTTGGCAAAATTGACACAGTTGTTGGAAGAGCTAGATATGGAGCTCTATCTTTTGAAGGATTTAAGAAGCAGATATTCAGGTCTTTCAAAGATAGATTATATACTCCTGATGCAGACAAGGATATTGAGTGGGATTATATAGAAGAAGAAAAATGTTCTTCAGTAGGAGGTTCTGGATTCCATGAAAGAAAGTGAAAAAGTAGTTGAGCGAAAGCTTGTCGAACTTTGTAAACTGAATGGTGGTATGTGCATAAAGCTATTAAGTTTCCATATAAATGGATTGCCTGATAGAATGTGCCTATTTAAGCCTGCAAAAGTTATATTTGTAGAACTTAAAACCACAAATCAAAAGCCACGACCACTTCAGTTAGCAATGCACGACAAGCTACGCAAACTTGGCTTTAGAGTCGAAGTAATTGATACTGTAGAGCAGGTTGTCAACTTAATAGAAGATATAATGACATGTTAAAAGAAACAGATTTACACGAATATCAGAAAAAGGCAGTCGAGCATATAATTACTCATAATTACTGTGGTTTATTTCTGGAAATGGGATTAGGCAAAACAGTCTCAACTTTAACAGCAGTAGAGAAGTTAATGTACGATTACCTTGAAGTAAATTCAGTTTTGGTAATTGCTCCTAAGCGAGTAGCTGAAACTGTTTGGGCAGAAGAGGCACAAAATTGGGAGCATTTACAGCATCTTACATTTTCTAAGATTGTTGGAACAGAAAGACAGAGATTAGAAGCTTTTCATAAGAAAGCCGATATTCACATAATTTCTCGCGACAATATAGCATGGCTCTGCGGCATATGTGCTTCAAATTTGCCTTACGATATGCTTGTGATTGATGAGCTTAGTAGCTTTAAAAATCATCAGTCGCAAAGATTTAAAGCATTAAGATTAGCCAGGCCATGGATAAAGCGAGTAGTCGGTTTAACTGGAACACCTGCTCCAAATGGCTTAATCGATTTGTGGCCACAGATTTATCTAATGGATAGAGGTGAAAGACTTGGTAAAACTATTACTAAGTATAGAAGCACGTACTTTACTCCAGGTAGGTCTAATGGCTACGTAGTTTATAATTATAATTTACAAGGAGGTGCAGAACAAGCAATACGAGATAAAATAGGCGATATATGTATAAGTATGCAAGCTCAAGACTATCTTCACATGCCTATGCTTACAAACAACTATGTTAAGCTTAAAATGCCTAAAGACATATTAGCAGCGTATCATAAGTTTGAAAAAGATAGTATTATGAAGCTTATAAGTATAGACAACGAAGTTGAAATCACAGCTTTAAATGCTGCTGGTTTGTCTAATAAACTTCTTCAATTTGCAAACGGCGCAATATATGATGAGGACAAGAACGTATATCCAATTCATGATATTAAGCTAGAAGCATTAGAAGAGATAGTAGAAGAAGCGTGTGGAAAGCCAGTTCTTGTTGCGTGGACTTATCAATTTGACAGAGACCGAATTATGAAGTATCTGAGCAAATATAAGCCTAGAGAGCTTAAAACTGCTAAAGATATACAAGACTGGAATGATGGCAAAGTTCAACTTATGTTAGCTCATCCTGCTTCAGCTGGTCACGGTCTTAATCTTCAAGCTGGAGGCAATATAATAGTTTGGTTCGGTTTAACCTGGTCACTTGAATTGTATCAGCAATTTAATGCCAGACTTTACCGTCAAGGCCAAAAGCAAGGTGTTATTATTCATCATTTGTATATGGCTCAGACCCACGATGAGGATGTTATATTAGCATTGAAGAATAAAGACAGAGTGCAGATGAGCTTGATGAACAGCATTAAAGCTAGAATCGATAATTACATTAAAAATAATTAAAAATATATTTATGAATAATAAATAAGTTAATAAAATTTAAAATATTTTTTTAATTCAAATATTATTATTAATTTTGCAATATAAAAATAAAGATTATGAATATCTTAGAAAGAGCAGACAAAATTGTCAATCATCGCTCAGAAGAAAAAGAGCGCATGTATGGACCATTCTCAGAAAGTATGGAAAGAGCTGCAGCTATATATAATGCAGCCTCTCCAAAAAATGAGCAAATTTCAGTTGAGGGCATGTACAGAGCTATGATTGCTCTTAAGCTTTCAAGAGAAGCCTATTCACACAGAGAGGATAATCTCCTTGATGCCGCTGCTTACATAGGTGCTCTTAATAACTATGTTGAGGCAAAAATAGATAAAGATATAAATAACGATTAAAATTAAATGCTATGGTAGAAGAAGTTATTCAGCCAGTAAAACGTGGTAGAGGTCGTCCACGTAAAAATCCAGGTGACCCAACTCAGTCTTATGCTCGTAAAAATTCAGCCAATCCATTAGCTGATAATCATGAGTACTTTAAGCATTTGCCAGATAGAAATCTTAGCGTAAGCGAAGAGAACTTGCAGATGTTCTTCGAGACTATGTATGAACGTCAGATGATTTGGAAGCGCCGATTCATCGACAAGATTCAGGCTCCATGGACAGATGACCCTATTTTCCAGGAAAATAAATTTCCTAATTTGTACCGTGAGCTTGACCGCAGTTCTTGGTGGCTTATCTCTAACATCATTATGGATGATAGCCTGTCACTCAAGAATAAAGTTTGGAAGTGTATCGTTTACAGATTGTTTAATTCTCCAGACTTTTTCGAGTTCTTGGCTTCTATTACAGACTGGAAAGGTGGAATTCCTGACTACGAAAAGTTTAAGGAACAGCAACCTAAGTTCATAACAATCGCCAAGACACTTCAGAATATGGGAGCTAAGCCATTTACTGATGCTTACATCATTAGTTCATCTTTTGCTGCCAAGACCGGTAAAAATAGAGCAGAGGCTTACGCTGATACTGCATTATCTGAATTGTGGGGCGCTATCGACATTATCATCGACACAGTTCTTATTGCTGAGTCCACAAGAGATATTATCGATGTTTTGTCAGCTATTCCTGGAGTTCAGAAGTTTATTGCTAATGAGCTTATGCAGGATATGATTTACATTAATCGATTCTCAAAAGAGGATTTTATTCCGTTTAATGTGAATGAACTTACAAACATTGGTCCTGGTTCACTTCTTGGCTTACGTATCTTGTTCCCTAACAGAGTTATTAACTCTCAGCGTGTAGCAGGTATGAAAGAACTTCTCGCTATGGCTGAAGAGAAACTTAATGAGGTTGCCGAAGCTCATGGAGAACCAATGGTATATGCTAAGTTTAATGCCGAAACTGGAGGCTATGAGCCATCTAGCGAATTCAACCTTACAATTAATAATATTGAAGGTTGGTTGTGCGAATATTCCAAGTATTGGAAATTGTCAATCGAAGTAGGCAAAAAGCAACGTAAGTTTAACCCAGTTTCAGAGGCTGATACCTATGACGGCGTCAATGGTGCTAAGCCTGAAACAGAAGCAGAAAAAGAAGCAGAAGATTTAATGTAGTTATGGCAAAGAATTATAATACAACTGATTTATCTCCAGACCAGGCTATGGAGCGTCACATTTATCATAGAGACCAGTTTGCTCATTATTTGAGATGGACACACATCTTGAAAGACGCTAAAATTGGTGATGATGTAGTAGATTTTGGATGTGGACAAGCCAATTTGCTTGAAGTATTTTACAGAAATAAGTTTAAGTGTAACAGCTATGTTGGCATCGATATTCGACACAAAACTATTGCAGATGATGCAGCTAAGTTTGCATCAGTTCCTTGGGCTAGCTTCTATGAGGCTGACCTTGTTAAAAATTATCTTGATTACAGCCAGTTTAATGGCAATAAGGTATGTGCTTTTGAGGTTCTCGAGCACGTTGGCAAACAGAATGCCGACGTTTTCCTGGAGAACTTTAAAGCGTGTGGACGGGATGATGCAACTTATTATCTTTCTACTCCAAACTATGACCCTCGTGTTGGTGCTGCAGGTAATCATACTTATGATTCTGGGGACGGAAGAGGTGTAGATGTTCAAGAGTTTGACCATTATGAGCTTGAGGCCATTCTTAAAAAGCACTTTGATATTGTTGATAAGTTTGGAACATTTGCGTCGCAGAAAGACTATAAGCCTCTCATGAATGACTGGCAGAAGCAGATGTTTAAAGAATTGAGTCGTTATTATGACTCAAATCTTATGGCAAATATCATGGCTCCAATGTTCCCAGATGCCGCTCGTAATACATTGTGGATTTTGAAGCGTAAGCCTGGTGATATTAAATTTCCAAAGAACTTAGAGCCAGCTACTATTGACCCAAATCTTGGTGATGTAGACGATTTACTTTAAAAAGAATAACAGTAGTTAAAGCTTGTTAACTTTAACTACTGTTAACATAAAAAATTTCACTATATGAAAAATTTTATGTAATTTTGCACATATAAATAATTTAGTTATTCACATATTAAAATTTTACAATTATGAATTCAGTAATGCAGATTGCAAAAGTAAGAAAGGTTAAAACTCCAGAGCGTGGTACATCTAAGTCAGCCGGTATTGATTTCTTTGTGCCAGAGGATTTTTCAGGTCAGATGCTTCAGCCACATGAAGATGTGCTCATTCCATCTGGTATCTGTGCTCTTATTCCAGATGGCTATATGCTTATGGCCGCTAATAAGTCTGGCACTTGCCCATCAAAAGAGGCTAAGCTTGATTGCGAGACAGAGATGAAAATCACAGGTCAAGATACAACTATTTCAAGTTGTGTTATCGTAGGTGCTACTATTATTGATGAGGACTACCCTGGTGAGATTCACATTCACATTATTAATGTAGGCAAAGAGCCAGTATGGATTGAGCGAGGTCAAAAGATTGCTCAGTTTATTTTGGTTCCTGTATCTTACGCAGATATTTGTGAGGCTTCTCCTGAAGTTGTTAAGGCTGCTGTTCTGGCTAAGAAGAGTGAACGAAAAGGAGGTTTTAACTCTACATCAGAAGAGTAATAAATTGTCCCAATAATACCCTCTATAGTCCCAGAGTTAACGAAATATATTTATAATATAAATTATTATATTATATGTTTCAATTGCTCTGGGATAAAAAGAGGAGTTCTATCTATTAAAATATCAGATTATGAAGAAAGTACCGGAAGTAGTAAAAGAACCTATATTCTTGAAATTCGTAGAGCATTATGCTAAAAAATTCAAAGAAAGTAACGGCTTTGGCATGTGGTTGCATGAATATAAGGATATGGAAAAGAAAGGCTTATTCGCGCCAAAAATTCTGAGAACTTTCTATATTCAGATATGTACAGATAAGTTTGATTTAGGCTTTATTAGAGACGATGCAATTTGGTATATATGCTCACAAGCCGTTGACGCAGCTAATGCTTATATAGACGAAAGAGTTAATTCCATGTACAGGATTGTTCTTATAACTGGAGAACAAGCAGAAGATGAAGACGGAGACCCGTATACAGAATTAACTTATGAAGAAGCTGAAGAAATATGCCAAGCATTAAACGAGGAAGCTGAAGAAGAGCTTTTTAAAATGCAAAAGATATGAGCAAAGCTATAGATTTACGAAAATATACAAAACTAGTGCCAACTCCAGCAGTAGATATTACCAAAGAACAGTTCTTTGCGTATGAAAGAACTAGAATGGAAGGCAAAGTGAATATGCTTGATTTGGACGCAGTTTGTCCACTAACAGGCTTAAAGCCTGAAGACATTAAGGCTATTCAGCAAAACTTTCAAGTGTTAAATCAAAAATTTAATAAATCATGGAAAAGCCGTTAGAAATTTCCTATCCATATATTACTCAATCTGATAACAATTGGGTATATGAAAATGCCAATCAAGCTCTTAATTGCTTAGCATTACGTATAGCTGGATGTGGCGAAATGCCTGGCAATAACACTATTAGATTGCAAAATGTTGGTTTTTATATGGCATATCCAGAGCGCAATCATATTACTGAAGATTGGCGCCAATGGAATGCTAAATACGCAGAAAGAGAATGGAATTGGTATTTATCTCATTCAAGAGATGTATCAGAGCTTCAAAAGCATGCTCCAATTTGGAAACGCATGCATGGAGGTGATTGCCAGGTCAATTCTAACTATGGCTGGTTGTGGAACCGCAATAGGCAACTGCAGAAAGTAATTGAGAAACTTGAGGACAATCCAGATACTCGTCATGCGTGGCTTACACTGTATGATGGCAAGGAAATGGATGACTATGAGTATGATACTCCATGCACTCTCAGTATTGGTTTTAAAATCAGTATTTATGACGAATTTGAAAAAATTCTCAATATGACAGTTCTTATGAGAAGCAATGACCTGATATTTGGTTTTTGCAATGACCAGTACTGTTTTTCTCAGTTGCAGAAATATGTTGCTTCTAGAATTGGTGCTACAGTTGGAGACTATTATCATTTTGCGCAGGATTTACATATATATTTGCCAAGTACAAATGTATATCCTAAGCATATTAACGACTATTTAACAGATGTTTTGAAATTATGAAAATACCGATTAAGTTTAAAGGCTGGATGCTGTTTTTAGTATGGCTTATTATTGGAATTATTTATTTTCCAATATACTTTGCAGCTTGGTGCCTTCATATAATTGCTAGAATACTTCTTGCTATTGCATATTTATTTATGCTTCAGCCACATATTGCAAGAAATGTTTTTAGTTCAGTGTTTGTAACTAATTTAAAGATTATGTAACATGAATAATTCAGACTTAAATGCTCTTATCGACCAAGCTTTGCTTGATATGAGTAATACAGAGGCTCCTTCAAGTGAAGAAGCCTCTGTGATGGAATATTCAGAAGAAGATTTTGCTAAGATGCTAGCAGATATTCAGTCTGAAGATGAAGATTTGGCAAAAGCCGAAATAGATGCAGCAGCTAATCCGGATGATGAAGAGAATTCTGATTTCTCTATTGCATCTATGGATGGTGATAAGTTTTACAACAAATCGACTTTAAAGTATAAAGACGGTAAAGTTGAACGAGAAACGTCTGATGACGTTATCTTTTCAATTGGAGGTGAAAATTGCGTAGAATTCGCCGATAGTCCTAAGCACGACAAGGAATTAGTACCAGAACTCAACGAGGTTGAGCGCAGATTGGTAATCAGCCGTCGCATTAAAGATGGTATGGCAAAGCGCCAAGCTAAAAAAGAACTTGAAAAAGTTGAAATTAATAGAATGGCGTTTGACCAGAAAATTCTCCCTTTGTCAGAAGAGTTAACGAGATGGGATAAAACAGCTCTTGTAGAAGAACTTACTAGTAATTTGCGTCAGCTTATTAAACGTTACGACAAATACATCAACTCTAGAATTGCTAGACTTTTATCTCCAGCTATTCCAAGGGCTATTAAATTAGCAAAGCTTAAGTGGCCATGGGTATTTGTAGCAAACCCGGGATTTCTATACAAAACACATCCAGAAGTAGGTGAGGTTCTTACTTATTGGGTTACACCAAATGTACCATATTACTTTAAGCAAGGAACAGAGCAACAGATTCTTGAAGAGCGAGATTCTGAGCTCAGTACGTATTTTCTAGAATGTGTGGATAGAGCTATCCATAGATGGTATGAGGCTAGACGCCGATTGGCTGATAGAGAAGTAATTTATGCTTCTAGGCTTGTTGGCGTTAATAATATCAGAACTTATGGTGATTTATTAAAATATAACCCATTCTGGTTTAAGAAGCTTTATGACAGAGTCAAAAAAGACAATCCTTATGGAAAAGCAAAAACACAGTCTTAAAATCGGCAACAAAGTTATCAAGAATTTAACGCTTGACGATGTTATTGGCATAAAATTATATTTAATTAGACACAAATTAGAACGTAGAGAAATATCATGACAACAACAGAACATGATAGAGCTAGAATGCGAGCTTATTATAGAGCTAATAGAGAAAAGCTATTAGCCTATAATAAAGCTTACAAAAAGGCTCATCCAGAAAAACGCGTTTATAAAGCGCCATCTTCTATAGAAGAAAAACTGAAACGCTCTGAGTATAATAGAAGATATTATGCTAAAAACAGAGAAAAAATATTAGAGTATCAAAGAGCTTGGATTGCAGCTAGACCAGGTTATCGTAAACTTCATAGAACAAAAATACAATGAAAGATTTAATAAGTCTTATTATATTTGGCATAATTTTTATATTGTCAATGGCTTGGTGCTTAATGTTCGGAGGAGGACGCAGAGATGAAGATTGAGACAATTCAAATTACTGGTGATGCTTTCTATTATTTGAGAGACTGTGAAGAGCCTATTGACCCAGATAATCTTGAAGAAGCAGATGAGTTTAAAACTCTGTTTGGCAATTTCAGATTTATATCTGAACCAGAACCTATAGTAGGAACTGATATGGTAGAAGTTAAAATATCAGCAGCAGAACAAAAGAAAATTGCTGGCCAATTCTTATTCGAGTTTATTATTCTTCCAAACAAAAAAGTATATGTAAGAGTTTTTGATTCAAAAACTAATTACGAAGAAAGAAATCAAATTCAGAATTTGGAGCCAATTGGCGATGCATATTGGGCTGAATATAGGTATCATAGTACTTCTCGTTATAGAGATTTACTCCCTGTTTGCAAAATAGCTGAATATGAAAAATGGTTCAGTGAAAATTGATTTCCTATCTGGTGTTCTCTTGGAGCCATTTCCGAGAAAATGCCAGATAGGATTTTTTGTAAAATTTTGTAGATTTACACACTGGTTCTGGAAATTGGTGAGATTTAAATTACTATAAACCTATAACATACCGGTTCCAGAAACTGGCTTTTAACTAATACTGCTACAGTGCCGGGACTTATATATCACGCTAAGCTGTTACAGAGCCGCATTATTACCCTATACGCGGGCGCCCGCACGTACATATTATATATTATATATAGTAAGTGTTAACGGTAGTTAAAGATAAAGCCGTTAACTCTTATTAACATAAAAAATTTTTTTATTTGAAAAATTATTAGTACTTTTGCACTCAGATAAAACATAATAAGTTTAACAATTAAAATCACTGTAAAATTATGAAAACAGAAGTTATTTTGAAAGTCGACAAGCTCGAGAATTTAGTAGCATGGATTGCTCGCAATTTTGTATGTGGAAATATTCCAACAAATGTAAGAGCTCTTTATATGTTTGCCAACAAGCCAGGTACTTCAATGGAAAACGATGGCGATGTTAGATGCAGCAAGTTTGATGACGAAGATGAAGCTGAAAAATATTTTGAGGCTTTGAGCCAATCCAAATTCATTATTGAATCTGAGCTGGTTGACCAAGATGTTATTAGAGACGATACTACAGCTGAAGTTATTCATGTTGCAGAAACTTGGAAAATTACAGCTACTCCTAGCATGAATAATACTGAGGATGCGTTTGTGGCTTATTGCCCAAGACCATACAATCCAGAGTAATAACACAGGTGTTTAACAATTAAAATATTAAGATTATGAGAAAGCCAAAGTTCGTTCCGGTTGATTGGAACCTGAAGAAAATTGCAACCTATTTGCAAATGAGTTTAGTAATTGCTAGTAGCACTCAGTTCTCTCCAAGAGTATTTAAATACTGGGAGAGATATTGTAAAGCAGAATGGGATGCGCGTTACACAGTTCAGTGCCTCGCTGCTAGTAACACAACGGCTATTATTAAATACGCTGGTTCAGAGATATATGTTACCATCGATTTAATCTCAGATGGTGGCAAGGTAAGAACATCAACTAAAGCAGAATTATCATAATATGGGAAGAGGTTGGAAATTATTTGAAGCTCTTAAGGATGTTGTAAGCCCTGAGGATATTCTTGAGGAAATGGCTAGAAATATGAGCGACATTGAGTTGCTTAAAGCCATCAAAGAAGTAGCAAAGAATTTAGATGTAGAACTAAAAGCGTAATAAATATGTACAAACATATAAATTATCACAAAGTCGAATTGCTAGAGCACTTCAATGATTGTAGCAAATGTGTTGGATTTGATACATGCATTTTGGCAAAGAAAGGCTATGTGTGTAACGGTTTTGACTTGAGATAAAAATTTTAGTGATTAAATAGCAAAAAGAGGTATTAATGATTTTTAACACATTCATTAACACTTATTAACATAAAAAGTTTTCATATTTCAAAAATTATGAGTACTTTTGCAAATGTAATTAGAACATATAAGTTTAACAATTAAATACACAAAATTATGGCAACAATGAAATTCGCCCAGATGGCAACAAAGAAGTTACAGAAGTTAGTTAACGACCCAGCAACCTCTGATGAGGATAAGGTAGCAATTCAGGCTATTATCGATAAGCGCCAGGCAGCTACTAAGGCTCCAGCTGATGATTCAGCAGCACTTTCTCCAGAGGAGCAGGCAGCTATCGATGCAGCAGAGAAGGAAGCTGCTAAGCAGAATTCTGAGGCTGGTGAGAACAAGGAGGCAAAGCCTAAGGCTAAGCGTGAGGCAAAGCCAAAGCAGAGCATGGAGGAGCTTGACGCTGAGGTTGCAAAGGCAAATGAGGAGGCTCTCGGTCATCGTTGTGAGACACTCATGCCTGGTACTGCTATTAAGGTTGGTGGTTACGTCAAGGGAGTTCTTAAGGAGAAGCGAGCTATGCGCTGCTATCTTCTTATCCAGTCAGATGTTACAGATGAGAACCCTACAGGTCGCCAGTTCTACAAGGTGTTCAAGGAGGTTACAATCCTGCCAGAGACTGTAGAGCTTCACAAGGCTAAGAAGACAGGTGCTCGCCGTAAGGCTCAGGTTGACACTGAGGAGTGGATGGCACAGGCTGATGAGATTGTAGAGGCTGCTGGTTCTTACGTAGGTCGCCAGATTGACCTTGGCGATGATACTAAGACAGATTCTCGAATTGAGACCATTATCAAGGATAAACGCTCTTGCACAGTGTTCTTCCGCATTGGCTTCAAGGACGAGAATGGCGCTCACAAGTTCACCCACAAGGCAATCCATTCAACCAAGGATGAGGCTGAAGGTGGTAAGGTTGTTATCACAGAGCCAGAGGGCTTGCTCCCAATGGATGATGCTGATGAGACTTATAAGGAGTTCCAGACCAAGTGGCAGACACGCGCTGAGCGCCAGCCAAGAACTGCTCTCACTCCTGAGGAGAAGGTTATCCGTGCAGAAGAGGCTCTTAACAAGGCAAAGAAAGCTTTGGAGAAGGCTCAGGAGACACTTCAGAACAAACAGCTCGAGTATGACAATGCCAAGGCTGCTCTTGATGCTAAGCATGATGAGCAGGAAGCCAATGCAGAAGCTGAGGCTAAGGAAGCTGTAAACGAAGCAGCTGCTGAAGCAGAGTCAGGTGACCTTATGTAAGCGATTAAGTTACTTGTTTTTTACATAGTGTTTTTAGTATTTTGTTTGAAACTGAACTCCTAGGAAGCGACTAAGGGACTGTGGTCCTAGGAGTTTTTAAACGCCAAGTAAAACAACTATCTGAGGTTCTGTTTAATGGAAATATGCAGGGTTCGATTCCCTGCCTTGGCACTATTGGTTCTAACTACGGTAAGAACTCATAATTTTAATAGAATTTTAATTGTTTTTGGTGAGTAGGTAATCGTTGTGAAACGGTTACCTATTATTTTTTACAGTAACATATAGAAACTGCTCGCTGGCAGCAAATTTTAAAATTTTCAGTCGATTCTATATAAATAATATATTAAATTATATAGCAT